CACCAAGTTTCTTATAAACGTATGTTACTTGGTCGGCAGCCCCTTGTTTGAATGCCGATAGGGCAGATCCAGATCTAGCACTAGTGATATATACCCCATATGGAAGGGGGTTATCAGTTGCATTTACATTATCAACGGTACCAGTTACAGGTAATCTGGAAACGCTAGTTGTGCTTGATGGTGTTAAAGTTGGGTAAGCCATTCATTAAATCTCCTAGACACAAGTGTATCATAGTAATTAGTTGTAGGGAGAGGTTAAAGCCGTATAGAAATAAAAAAGCCCCGCCAAATTAATGACGGGGCTCTTTGTTTGTCTAGATCCTATTGGGATTAGCCATTAAGGTCGCGACAGATAACAAGACCATACATATCTGGTCTAACCATCTCTTTGGCGTAGCGTGTCATGACACCCTTACGAGGTACAAAGTCCTCAGTACCAAAGATAGTTGGAGTTACTTGGAGTGGGACATATGGAGCATATACATATCCGCTTTCGAGGAATGATCCACCTTTACGTCCAACAAGAATAACGTTACGTGGGAAGTAAGGATCCACATATACGTCAAACTTCTTGCTCAAAGATCCAACATTGACTGCTCCAACAGAACCGTTACCATAATCGTTTCCAATGCTAGCACGGAAGCCAGCAGTGAACTCAAGAATGTTAGCAACCTCTGGTCCACAAACAACGAAGTTTGCGCCACCGCGAAGTGTCTTTCTGTGGATTTGAGCAGAAACATCGTTGATAGTTTCAGCTAAAGTCTCGTACCATTCGGAAACAGTACCAGTGAAGTCAGCACCCATCAAGGATTCGTTGTCCAAGTTTCCACCGATTTGCTCACCATTGTCGCGAGCAAGGAATCTACCCGGACGACGTGACCAGTATTGAGTTCCAGCAGTAGCACCTTTGATAAGGTCCTCAAGAATCTCACGGTCAATCTCAAGAGCAATTTGCTCAGAAAGAATGCTTGTAAGCTCAACTTCTGCATCAAGGTTGTGATAAGCACTAAGGTCTTGTCCAAGTTCTGGAGTCCACTTAGCCTTAAGCTTCTTGGTCTTGGCAGTAACTGCAACGGAATCGACTTTGATGTCAATCTCTGGGATTTGTGCTTGTGCTTCAAGTTCCCAAGTTGGATCACCAACAACAGAACCAATAGCTCCGCCTTCTACGAAATCGTCAGTGATTGGGAATTCCCAAGGATAGTGCTCTCTACCGTGAGTCTGGTCACCGTTCGGAGCAAGAGTGTCGCCAATAGCTAATGCAAGGTCATCAACCTCAAGGTTCGAAGCAGCTTCGAAAACGAACTTGACAATATGGTTGGTAGAAGTCGGATCATTACCCGAAGAACCACTATGAAGCTCGGTAAGTCTTCTAATCAATCTAGCACCCTTAATTGTTCCATCAGCATCGTATGGAAGGAAGCCTTTTCCTCTCTGTACACCTAGACCAGCGTCCCGAAAAGAACCAGACAAGGTGATAGCAACAAGATTGTTGACATCAAGCTGTGAAAATACCGAGGATCCACTAAATGCTGCAACAACAATACCAGAACCAGAAAGGTCCGGATCGTATCTAATTGCTTTATCGAGTGCTTCGTCTCCTGCTGAACCTGTACCAGTGATGGTTAGTGCGGCGGCGGCTGGGGCTGTCACTAATGCTGCGGAAGCAGTAGGTGAAGAGTACCCATTGTTCAAGTTGTATGGTCCAGCAGAAGCATTGTCTCCAGTAAGGCTAACGCCGTCTTGAAGTCCCTTAGCAACTACTCCACCACCGTAGAGTGAAGATCCTGTGACATATCCGAGTCTACCGGCTGCAACTGCTCCGTTGGATTCAGCAGAAACTGTGAAGTCAAGGAAGAAGATGAGTCCCGATGGGAGGCTCATTGGCTGAACGCTTACAAGATCGTTAGCGATCAAGTTGCCGAATACACGGCGAACGATTGGAAATGCAACTGCTGCAAAACCTTCAACGTCTCCACCAGACATAGTGGTGGATTCACGCAACAACTCTTTAGCTTGGTTTTCAAGCAAACGAGCCATAGCGTCTTTTGTTTGGTCACTGTTAAGTCCCTCAAGAAGTCCGGTGTTTTCCCACTTGTTAAGTAGAGCGGCACCTTCTTTCTGGAGATCACGATTAACAATACCTTCTGTTAATTTATCTAAAACTGACATATTATTGTCTCCTTATAAAGTTAGTTTAAACCTGCCAATCTTTGCATTCTATCAATGCGTGGATCAGTTGGTTGTTTAGCCTCTTTAGTTTGTGGTAACAAAGTAGATTTCCTACTAACCGCCTCGCTAAGTGTTTTTGGGGACTGTTTCTTAGTTCCGCTCACCGTGCTTTGAAGGGTTTCAAAGATTACCTTAGCTTCTTCTACAGAGTTAGCATTTGAAATAGCTTCGACAAGTTTTGATTTTTGTCGCCCATTCAACGAGTCGCTAGACAATGCTTCGTTTGTATAAAGTAGCTTTGCGTTTTGAACAGAGGTTTCGTTCAAAGCGTCTTTTAACTTGAGAACTACGCCCTCAATGTGTTTGGTGTTAGACTGTAGTGTCTGGAGTTTCTCTTGAAGTTCTTTTTTTTCTACTTCAAGGGTCTCGACAGATTCTCTAAGTTTTCCGATTTCAGCAGGGATTACGTCTTCCCCCTCTGCCTCTTCGTCGATATGGGCATCAAGAGCCTTTGCTTCTTCATAAGCCTCTTGCTTCTGGGAATCAGGCATTCCAAGCCACCCCGACTTTTCTGGGTGGAAGTCTAATGTGAGCTTTTCGGCAAGATCCTCTATTTGTTCTTCGTCTAAATTAATCTCTTCATCTTCAAATAAATTAGTCAAGTCAATTTCATCGCTTTCTTGGAGAGCGGCATCTTCGTCTTCTTCGGCTCCCTCGATTTCTTCTTCAGCGAATTCGTGACGATCAGTCATTTCTTCAGAGCTTTCTTCTTCTTGGGCTAATTCTTGATCAATCATTTGCTCAAGCTCTTGAAAGTCAAGTTCGACAACCTCTTCGCCGCCAGTTACTGGTGCGCTAGATACATCAGAGGCAGCCATTGGGATATTTGCCACCATGTCGTCTTCCTTGATTACCTCTTCGTGATTAAGCATGGTATCAACTGCTTCTCTAATTTCTTGTGAGTATTTCTCTACAATAGAGGACTCTGCACTCTTAATTGCTGCTTCTTTGAGTGCCTTAGCATCGACAATCGCTTGCTCTAACATTGATGACATTGTATAATCTCCTAATATTTGGTCGCAAATAGACGTTTTGCGTCGTAGTAAATAGTTCTTTAAAGTTCAAAAATACAAAAAAATAACAACTTAGTTTATGAAATCGCCAAGTTACCCTCTTCATCCCAAGAAAGATTAGCTTTGCCTTGTAGGAAACTCTCTATAGACATTAGATAAAAGTCCATCTCATTGGGTTGCATCTTCTTTGTTTTCAATTGATTGTAGCACCATTGAATAACGGTGTTAATGATAAAAGCTTTTGGGGCGAACACTACATTACCTTCGATACGATAACTGGGGTCGTTCTCTTCTAAGTATCGAATGATGTCTGCCCTGCTTTTGATTTGCATAATAAGAAAGGTGAGGGCAGAGACCCGTAGATCCCTGCCCTCGGTTTTCAAAAAGGTTTACTTCTTGAGTGCTTTTTTCAAGTCATCGATCTGAACTTGTTGAGCCTTTACAGCCTCTACGAGAACAGAAGTAAGTCTTGAGTAGTCAACACCGTGAACTCCGTCATTACCTACGGATACGGCTTGTGGAATAACACTCTTAACTTGTTGAGCGAGGAAACCGAAGTCTCTTTCACCGGAATCTTTCCAAGTGAACTCAACACCTTCAAGGGACATAACAGTATCAAGTGCGGTGTCCATAGCAGTTACTTCTTTCTTGAGGTTTTCATCAGAGTAAGTTACGAAAGCATTTGCTTTGATCTTACCAGCATCACCAGAAAGAGCACTATTGACTTCAATAGCGTAACCGTTTGAGCTTGCACCAATCTCCAAGATGAGGGCATCATCAGAGCTTTGGAACTGCAAGTGGTTAGCAGAAGCATCATAGAGCATGTACTCATCAGCATCACCACCGAAGAACTTAGCATCAACACCAGCGCCGTCAGCACCTTGGGTAAAGGTACCGTCAAGCTGCATTGCTCCGTTAGCTTGGATTGCTCCAGCGTTAGAGATAGTTACACCAGTAGATCCATATCCACCACCGAAAGTAGCAGCATCGTCAACTGTAAGACCAGAGTTAAGCTGAAGAGCACCAGCAGCACTAATAGTAGCACCAGTAGAGCCATATCCACCACCGAAAGTAGCAGAAGTATCAACTGTAAGGCTAGCGTTAAGCTGAAGAGCACCAGAATCACTGATAGTGACACCAGAAGATCCGTATCCACCACCGAAAGTAGCTCCACTAGTAACACCGATACCAGAAGCGAATGTTGCGTCTTGACCAGAAACACCCATAACAGCTTGTCCAGCCGCGTTAGCGATTCCACCGCCAGATCCACCAAGAAGGACAGATCCACCAACAGAAACGTTAGAGGAAGCAGACATTGTTGTTGCAGTCAATCCGTTGCTGAATGCAGCAAGAGCAGATCCGAGCAAGTTTCCGCGAGTCATCTTCTTAGAAGCGTTGCTGTCTTCAGAGTCAATGATAACAGCCAAGTCAGCATCAACAACAGTTGTCTTTGCGCTCAACTCATCAAAGTCTACAGCAAGAACACCAGAAGAAGCAGCAAGACCAGCACCAGCAAGACCAGTTGCAACATCGTCGTTCATCATAGCGTCAGTAACTTTAGTAGCACCAATTGATGCTACACCTGCGTTGCTCAAAGTTACGTCACCGCTCATGGTTACAGCAGCAGGATCGCCATTGCTATCACCAAGAATAAACTTAGCAGCAGCCAATCCAGCCATCTTAGCCAAAGTAACTTGATTATCAGCAACGTGTCCAGTTTGGATAGACCCAGATGCGTAGTGCTCTGAATCGAGAGCGCCGAGAGCGATGTGCTCAGAGTTAACCGCATCGTCAGCAATCTTAGCACCATCAACTGCATCAGCGGCAATGTGAGCATTGTCGATTGAACCGTCAACGTATTGGTCAGAGTCAACAGAGTTGGCAGCCATCTTTGCAAGAGTGATCTGTGCGTCAGCAATGTGTGCTGTGTCAATTGAGCCATCAACGTATTGATCAGAGTCAACAGAGTTAGCGCTCATGTGAGCAAGATCAACAGCGCCAGCAGCGAGTTCGTCACTGTCAACAGCGTCATCAGCGAGC